TAAATGGCGGCAACAGGCATCCTCGCCGAAGCCATCGCAGCCGTTTCCGCTGACCTGACCGGGCTCGGCTACAAGGTCGTCACAGACCCCCGAAACGCCCGCCCGCTTACCGTGTTCCTCGAGCTGCCGACAATGGATGCGTTCACCTACAACGTCGGCGACATTCGTGTCAGGGCCCGCATCCTGGCACCGCCACCCGGCAACCAGGACGCCACAGACTGGCTCATCACCCAAGTCGACACCATCATGGCGTCAGACATCGCCGTAACCAACGGCAGCCCCGGCTACGCCTCCTACGGCGGGCAGGAAATCCCCACCTACGACCTCACAATCGCCGTCGCAGTACGGCGCAACTAACCAAAGGAAAACCAATGGCAACCACCACATTCCTCGGCGGTCCCGCAGTTCTGACCATCGGAGGCACCGATTTCGCGGATCAGTGCACCGAGTTCTCATGCGAACTGGGCTTCGACCCCCTCGAGATCACAGCGTTCGGCGACACGGGCCACAAGATGGAAAAGGGCCTCCAAAGCGTGTCCGGCAGCGCAACCCTGTTCGCGTCGTACGGCGCCACCGAGGTCGAGGGCATCCTCGCCGACATCGTCGGGGACGGCACCACCACCATCGTGTTCAAGAAGGGTTCCGGCGCCATCGCAGCCGACAACCCGGAAATCACCATCAGCAACACGATGCTCTCGGTCGTCCCGTACGCCTACACTGTCGGCGAGATGCAGACCTTCCAGATCAGCTGGGAGGGCGGCACCTGGGTGCGGGACGTCACCCCGTAACCAGCCAACCGAAAGGGGTACCCCATGATTATCAGAGTCACACCCGTCGACGGTGACCCGTACGAGGTCAGCACCAACCTGTTTGTGCTGGTCGCGTGGGAACGCAAATACAAGCGCAAAGCCTCCGACCTTGCCACCGGGGGCGTCGGCATCGAGGACCTGGCGTTCATGGCGTACGAATCCTGCAAGGTGCACGGCGTCACCATCCCGCCCATCTTCGATGACTACATCCGCAAAATGCAGCACATCGAGGTGGTCGGGCAGGAACCCGAAAACCCTACGGACGAGGCTCCTACCGTTTCGCACTAGCTGTAATGCTGGTCGCAACAGGGTATTGGCCTCCACACATACCGTTCGACGAGGCAGACCTCGCCACGGTGCTAAAAATCCTCAAGGACCAAAACAAGAAATGACAGCATCCGCCAACATAGAGATCGCCGGGATCAAGGATGCTATACGGTCCCTCAACAAGCTGGAACCCGGCTTGCGTAAGCAATTCCAGCAGGACGCCAACAGGATTGCCCAACCCGCCATTGAGGAAGCCCAACGCGGCTATGTTGGGTTGCCCCTGTCCGGTATGGCCCGCACGTGGACACAGGATGGCAGGAAAATCTTCCCGTATGACCCCGCCAAAGCCGCTAAAGGCGTCAAGTTGAAACTGGATGCCGCCCGCAACGCTGTTGCTGTCATCGTCATTCAGCAGACCGACCGGGCCGCAGCCGTGTTCGAGTCCGCAGGCCGGAAGAACGCAAACCCGTTGGGCACCAATCTGGGGTCATTGCAACCCGGACGAACCCGTGTTCTCGGGCCCGCGGTGTACCGCAAGCGGGGCGTCATACAACGCGAAATGAACGATGCCGCAATGCAAGCCGTGCAACGTGTCAACAGGGAGCTCAACTAATGGCTATCCAAATCCCCATTGTTTCCGAGTTTGACGGCAAAGGCATCTCCAAGGCTGTCCAGGAGTTCAAGCAGCTTGAGGGCGCCGGCAAAAAAGCCCAGTTTGCTATTAAGAAGGCAGCGGTGCCTGCAGCTGCAGCGCTCGGCGGTCTCGCCGTTTTGCTGGGTGACGCCACGAAGGGCGCTATCGAGGATGCCGCAGCACAAAAGGAATTGGCCCGCCAGCTTGGGATTTCCACCGGGGCCACAGACGCCCAAATCGCCGCTGTAGAGGATTGGATCGGGACACAGGGGCGTTTGCTCGGTGTCGCCGACGACGAGCTCCGCCCCGCGCTTGCCAGCCTGTCCCGCGTCACCTACGACGTCGAGGAAGCCCAGAAAGCCGCCACCCTCGCAATGGACATTGCGGCAGCCACAGGCAAGCCCCTGGAGACCGTCACCAACGCGCTGTCCAAAGCGTACGGCGGGAACACAGCCGCGCTAGCCAAACTGGACCCCAGCCTCCGGGACATGATCAAGGGCGGCGCAACCCTCGACGAAGTGTTCTACGCACTCGGGGGGACGTTCGGTGGGGCCGCCCAGGAAGCAGCCAACACAGCTGAAGGCGGCTTCAAGCGTCTGTCCGTGTCCCTGAACGAAACGAAGGAAAGCATCGGTGCAGCACTGTTGCCGATAGTCGAAAGGGCGCTTCCGGTGCTGCAAAAGTTTGCGGACTGGGCCCAAAAGAACCCGAACCTGTTTCTGGGCATTGCCGCCGCTATCGGCGCTGTCGCGGTCGCGATCACCGCCGTGAACCTGGCTATGGCCCTCAACCCGTTTACCGCAATCGCCGCCGGTATCGCATTGCTGGTTGTGGGTGTGGTTGCCGCCTACAAAAAGTTCGAGACGTTCCGCGACGCTATCAAATCGGTTGTGAACGGTGTCGCATCCTATTTTGAGTTTGTCGCCAATGCCTGGATCAAGGCCACCAACATCATCATCAGGGGTATCAACCTCATCAAGCCTGGCAAGGACATCGGGACGCTCGGCCCGATTTCGTTCGGGCGTATGGGTGGCGACAACGAGACAGGTGGCGGCGGCAGGTTGGCTATTCCGGCGATGGCTGACGGCGGCATCGTGACCAGCCCCACTCTGGCGTTGATTGGTGAGGCAGGCCCGGAGGCTGTGGTGCCGCTGTCCAAAATGGGCGGCATGGGCGGTCAAATCAACATCACTGTCACGTCGGCGGACCCGCGGGCCGTCGTCGATGCATTGGTGCGTTACTCCAGGCAAAACGGCACCCTCCCGCCGGATGTTCGGGTGGCGTAGTGGCGTTCTACACCTACACGTTCACGCATTACAGCAACCCGTCTGGGGCGTCGACGGTGCTGACTACTGTGACGAGTTGGTCATCAGAAATCGGCAAAACTAACTTGCTGGACCCAGTGCAGCCGACCACGGCGCAAATCAACGGGCGTAACCCGTCCGGTTTGCCCACAATCAAGGTGGGCGACATCATCGAAATTACAGGCTCGGGTGTCAACTTTGGGGGATTTGTTGCCGATTACCAGGTGTATTACGGCAAGGACACCACCGAGGACACGTTCAGCATCAAGCTTGAGGACGCCATCGCCTACCTGGGCCGCGCCGAGGTCACGGTGTCATGGTCGGCAGGGGTGACAACCCGGGCAGCTGCGATTGACGTTGCCGCCGCCGCAGGGATTGACTTTTCGGGCACAATCACAGACACCAGCAAGTCGACTGTTTCGGCGCAATCGTTCACCAACACAAACGCATTGCAGATCTACCGGACGCTTGCCATCACTGAACAGGCCCGCGTCATCCCTGGCTACGACCTCGGGTCGTTCACGCCCACCCTGAACTTTGTGGGTCGTAACGTGCTGACAACCGGAGGCCGTTTCAATGACGGCTCATCGGTTGCTTTGGTGAACAGTGATTGGCGGTACGAGTCGCTCGATTTTGCGGCGCTTGCCAATAACTACGCCCAAAAGGTGATTGTCGAGCCTGCTGGGTTAGCGGCACAGACGGCGGGTAGCGGTAATCGTGTATACACGTTGCAAACCTATGACCAAACTACGGCGCAGGCTGCAAACCTTGCCACCTATGTTGACACGGTGCTAACGGGGCAGACGGCAGGCCCGGAGCGTGTCGGGGTTGTTATGGAGGCTCAAGTCAGCCCGACGTTTCCGGAGGATGTCACCACTATTTTGTTGCGGTCGAATAGTTACACGGCGAATGTGTTGGGGCGTACTGTCCAGGCTGATCCGGCGTCGACGCGGGTGGCGTGGAGTTTGGCGCCGGGTGCGACTACGAATTGGTTGGTGTTGGATAATGCGACGCTGGGCAAGCTCGACGAGAACAGGTTAGGATTCTGATTATGGCTGTAAAGACGTTTACGACGGGTGAGGTGTTGACTGCGTCGGATACGAACACCTATTTGGCGAACAGCGGCCTCGTGTACGTCACTAGTGCGTCTTTGTCTGGTCAAACGGGAGTCAACATTGACAACTGTTTTACAAGCACATTCCGCAATTATCTAATTGTCGCGGATTTCACTACGTCCGCATCAGAGACTGTGATTTACCAAATGCGTTCAGGCGGAACAACTAACACAGGCTCGAACACCGATTCATTGCAAACATACATGATTTGGGGTTCGACAACGGTTTACGCAAATCAGTTGACGAATCAAAATTACGCGTATTTCGGCTATGGAAACACAAACGGGGCCGGAGTCGCGCTTACATTGTTTGGGCCGCAACTCGCTAAATACACGTATTCCGCAAGTGAAAACCCGATGGCGGATTATCGTTCGACATCGTGGAGCAAACACAATGTTGCAACCCAATACGACGGCATCCGCATCGCATCGTATGGGACAAACACCATCACGGGACGCATCCTTGTTTACGGGTACAGGATTAGTTGATGGACAACCCGCGCATCGAGATGTTTCACAACGCAGAGACCGGGGAAACAGTCACCCGGGAACTCACCCCCGAAGAAATCGCCGCACTCCCTACACCCAGCGAGACCCCCAATGACGCTCCAGAACCCCTCTAAAGCCCTCATAGCGCTTGTAGCCCTCATCTGCGTCACCGCCTTAATCGCAGTCGGCAGCATCGACTCAGACCAAGGCCTCCCCATTATCACCATGATCGTTGGCTACGCAGTCGGCAACGGCATCGCCGCCAAGAAGGGTGACCCGGTCGAACCGATTATCGGCCGCAAATAGTGTCATGACAAAAAAGCGGGGGTACACAGGTACCAGCGATGGCGCCGCCGCGGGCCGTCGGGCAGGCACCGAAAAGCTGAAAGAGCTGTTGAGACGCCGTTACGGGCTTGGCTGCCTGGGCACCTGGGTGGTGCGCGACAAACGCGGCAAACCCGGCGATTTGTCCGTCCACGCCACAGGCCGCGCCCTCGACATCTACTACGAAAAGCGGGACACCGGGCGCTACGTCATGGAATGGTTGGTGCGCCACGCCGACCAGCTCGGCGTCGAGTTCATCGGGGACTACCAATACGGCAACCACGGCAGAGGCTGGCGCTGCGATCGTGGTGCCTGGCAGGTGTACGCCAAACCCACCCTCGGCCCTGGGGGGCAATGGTTCCACCTTGAGATTTCCCCCAAAATGGCAGACGACCCTGTTACCTTGGAGCGTGTATTCCGGGCATTGCCCAAGTAATCCACAACCCAAAGGGGACAGTATGGGACTCATGGACGAACTGAAACTCGAGCATTGGGGGCCACCCAACAAGTGTTCGGTTCACAAACTGGCGAACACGATGCCCCAGAAAGACCGGGACGAACTGCTCCAGGCCGTGAATGAGGGGGTGGTGCCCGCCACCGTCATCGAGCGCGTCTTGGCAAAGCGGGGGCTGGTACTGAAGCAGGCCTCAATTCAGCGGCACCGCCGAAAGGAGTGCGGCTGTGACTGACTACGACATCGCTGCCGAACTCGAGGAGGTTCGCCGCGCCCTGATCGCCACTCAACGGCAACTTGCCAAGCACAAGGCCCGGACCGAGGAACTGACCGCCGCCGCCTACGAAGGCGCGAAACAGGCCATGCTTGCCCTTGGGGGCGTCCCTAAGGTGCCTAGGAGCCCGTCTAAGCCCCGAAAAGGAGCGGAAGTGGCATTATGGCACCTCACGGACTGGCAGGGCGCAAAACGCACCACAACGTACAACAGCCAGGTCATGCGGGACCGGGTGCTCCGGTTCACCGACAAAGCCCACAAAATCACCGAGGTACAACGGGCTGACCATCCCGTACAGGACTGCGTCATCATGTTCGGCGGGGACATGGTCGAGGGACTGTTCAACTTTCCCGGGCAACCGTTCGAGATTGACGCCACCCTGTTCGAGCAATACGTCACCGTTTCCCGGCTGATTGTGGACTGTGTCACCCAGGCGCTCGGCATCTACGACAAAGTCACCGTCATTGCTGAGTGGGGCAACCACGGGCGCATCGGCTCCAAGCGGGACAACGTCCCCAGATCCGACAACGTGGACCGAATGTGCTACTACCTGGCAGCATCCCTGCTGGAAGGCAACCCCCGCGTCGACTTCAGGGTGTCCGGCGAGGACATCCAACGGGTGGAAATAGGAAACTACCGTGCCCTGTTGATTCATGGGGACGAGATTGGGCGCAACGGCTTTGCCAGCCCAATGACGATTGTGAACCACGCCAACCGTTGGCGGTCCGGTGCCTACCCGTGGGAGTTCCGCGACGTATACGTCGGGCATTATCACACCCACGCCGAATGGCCTATGGCGAACGGGGAAGGCAGCGTTTTCCAGACTGGAAGCACTGAGTCAGACAACCGTTACGCTGGGGTCATGTTGGCAGCTGCGTCGACACCGTCCCAACGGCTCCATTTCGTGGACCCGGTGGCGGGCCGTGTCACCGCCGGATACAAGGTGTGGCTGGACTAATGGACGTTGTCAAGGTGCTGTGGGCCGACGCCCATGCCGGCGACGGTGGCTGGCAAGAGCTCGACGACTACCAAGACGACGGCGAAGTGCTGGTCCACACCGTCGGGTTCCGTGTAGATCCAGGGCAGCCGTCCTACAAGATTGGCCATGTCACCGTGTGGCAAAGCCTGTCCGGGCGCGACGGCATCCACCCGTTCCACATCCCTGTCGACATGGTGCGCCACATTGTCATCTTGTGTTGCGT